GCTAAAGCATACGGAAAGAAATACTACTTTGATTTTGACTTTAGTAGCTATCCTGAAATGCAGGAGGATATGGCAAAGCTAACAGATTGGTTAGCTAACTCATATTGGATAACTCCTGATGAGAAACGTATTGCTCAGGGTTATGATAAGATTAGCACTCCAGAGATGCAGAATATTTACGTACCCGCTAACTTAGTACCTATTGAGGAGTTGTCTTTAGACCAGGCGTATAACAATGCAACCATAAATGGCAAGTAGTGTTAAATACCACAAAACTTATTTAAAGCTACATAAAGAGTATGAGGCTTATGCTTATCCTATAATTAAGAAGGCATTAGATGAGCAGACATCGGCAGTTGCTGATTTTGTGAATGAAGATAACTTTGATAATATCGAATTATACATTCAGTTCTTAATTCAGCAAAAACCTTTATATGATGGATTAGAAAAGATTTATACAAAGGTTGGCGTATCAGCTGCGACATTCTCTTATGACTGGATACGTAATTCAGTACCAAAAACAAAAAAGGATTTTATTACAGATTTCTTTAATCCTCAATGGTATATTGAGATGGTTGAGTATTTTAGGCTAATTGGAGGCACTAAAGTTAGAGGTATAGATGATACAACTAGAGATAAAATTAACAACTTATTAGCTAATATTTTGGGACAAAATTTGTCCAGAAGAGAACAGGCTAAACTATTTGAAGAGACACTAAATGATCCTTCATTTAATCGTGCAAGGTCTTTGGTTATTGCTAGGACTGAATCAACAACTGCTGCAAATCATGGCATCAATGAAGGTGCTAAGAGTTCTGATTATGAAGTTGCTAAGTTTTGGATTAACACAAAAGATAAACGGACAAGGCGAACTCATTTAGCAATGACTACAGAAAGAATACCAATTAATCAGCCTTTTATGGTTGGTTCTAGTATGATGATGTATCCTGGCGATGTTGGTAATGAGTTAAATGAAATACCTGCTAGTGAGGTTGTTAATTGCCGTTGCGTTATGGCTACTGAAGCAACATTGGACTCAGATGGTTTGCCAATACTAAAGCCTAGAACTCCTCCATACTTAAAAGACTTAAAAGCTAAAACCTATACAGATTACCCAGAGGCAGCGGTAAATAATGCTAAACGTGCTTTAAAATGGGCAGAAGAAAACGGATGGGGCGAATGCGGTACGCCAGTTGGCAAAGCTAGAGCAAGGCAGTTAGCAAACAGAGAGCCTTTGTCAAGAGATACAATCGCTAGAATGGCATCATTCAAAAGGCATCAGCAACATGCCGATGTTCCTTATACAGAGGGTTGCGGTGGTTTGATGTTGGATGCATGGGGTGGAACGGCAGGAGTTGAATGGGCAATTAGAAAATTAAAACAGATAGATGCGGAATAATTTTGATATTTAAAAAATTAATATATTTGTAAAGATGAAAGGATTATTAGAATTTAAGAACTACAATGCCGAGATAAAGGACATGGATTCCGAAAGGATGACAGTTACAGGCTACTTTGCAAGTTTTGGCAATGAGGATTATGATGATGATATTATCATGCCAGGTGCAGCAACCAAAACAATCGCAGAGCGTGGTCCTATGGGATCAAATGAGATATTCTTTTTAAACCAGCATAACTATGCGCAACCACATGGTAAGCCTATGGTTTTAGAGGCTCAGGAGAGAGGTATATACTTTGAGAGTAAAATTGCACCTACATCATACGGCAGGGATGCAATGATTCTTTACGCTGAGGGAATTGTAGTTCAGCATTCGATTGGTTTTTCAACTATAAAATCAGACTATGATCAAAAGACAGGAATGCGCATGATCAAAGAGATTAAATTATACGAAGGATCAAATGTCACTTTGGGTGCTAATCCTATGACTCCATTCACAGGGTTCAAGTCTTTGACTATGGCAGAGATAAATGATCAGGTTGCAAAAATGATTAAGTTGCTAAAAGATGGTAGCTTGACAGATGAAGGCTTTGGTAGGTTGGAAATAGCATTAAAGCAATTCCAACTAGAGGCTTTCAATTTAGGTAAAAATTCACTATTAGATACAGAGCCGACATTAGTCACTCCAGTAAAAGATGAGCCGAATATATTAACAAGTTTAATTAACGTTTTACAAAACTAAAAAATGGACAATTTAGAATTAAAGGCTCAGGAGTTGCTAGATGCAAACAAAGCTAAAACACTAGATGAGGCAAAGACCATCATCGCAAACGCAATCAGCGAAGCTACTAAAGCAGTTGATGCAAAATTAGAAGATGCAGTAAAATCTGCAAATGTTCGTATAGACGAAATGGACAAAGCATTGCTTGAAGCCAAATCTGAAAACAACAGAATCAAAATGGATGCACAAAGCAAAGAGCCAGTATCTTTCAATAAGGCATTTGCAACTGCTATGGATGAGAACTCTGATAATTTAGAGAAATTCCGTAGAAAAGAGATTAAGCAGTTTGCAATGGAATTGAAGACTGTAGGTGATATGTCATTGGCTAACATTACTGACTTAGCTGCTGCTAACGTTCAGATGTTACCTGGCATCATTCCTGCTGCTCCTAGAAAATTGCACATCAGAGCATTACTTCCAACTGGAGTTATGAATACTTCTGCAATTCACTACTTGCAAGAGACAGGTTCTGAAGGATCAGTTGCAGCATGGGCAGATAATTCAGGTACAAAATCTCAAATTGATTACGATTTAACTGAAGAGGTAGCACCATCTGAGTTTATTGCAGGTTACCTTCGTATTACTCGCAAGGCATTAGATGATATTTCAGCAATGAGATCTTATCTTCAAAGCCGTTTGTTAGAGCAATACTTAGATGCTGAAGATAATCAATTACTTAACGGTTCTGGTGTTTCTCCAAATCTAGGCGGTTTGATTACTAATGCTGAGGCATACACAGGATTCCGTACCATTCAGGTTGAGAAGTTACTAGATTCAGTTGCACAAATTGAGTCAAACAATCACTCTGCAAATGGTATTCTTGTTAGTCCTGAGCAGTTTTATGCTTTGATGCTTACTAGAGGAACAACTAATGATTACACTCTTCCGGGTGGAGTTGCAGTTGACTTAGTAAATGGTCAAATGTTTATCTCAGGCGTTCCTATCTTCAAGTCTACTGCAATGAGCGATTCTAAATACTTAGTTGGTGACTGGTCAAAAGGTGCGCAACTATTTGTACGTGAGAATCCAATTGTAAGATTCTTTGAGGAGGATGGTACAAACGTAAGAGAGAACAAAATCACAGTTCGTGTTGAAGGTCGTATTGCTTTACCAATATACTACACAGATGCATTCGTAACTGGTTCACTTAACGCTAATCCTAGCTAATTTTTTTGGTTAATAAGTGTAAGGATGAAAAGCCTGTCATTAATTTGGCAGGTTTTTTTTATTTCTTTATGTTATATAAATAATTATATTTGCTTTATGAAAAGGGTAATAAATTTCTCAGGTGGTAAAACATCAGCATTAATGACTATTCTTTTAAAGCCAACAGAAAACGATATTGTTTTATTTACAGATACTGGCAGAGAACATCCATTAACTTATAAGTTTATAGATGACTTTGAGCGTAACGAAAATATAAAAGTACATAGAGCAGAATACACTCATAAAAAAGCTCCAGGACTAAAAGGATTTGATGCATTAATTGAGTATAAAAGGTATGTACCAAATAGAGTGCAAAGAATTTGTACTGCAGAATTAAAGATATTAACTGCTAAAAGATATTTAAGAGAATTAGGTATTAGAACATTTGAGAATTATATAGGGTTTAGGGCAGATGAAGAAAGGAGAGTAAATAATTACAATAATCAATACAAAAAGGTTTACCCAAAATTTCCTTTATTTGATAGAGGAGTTAATAAAGAAATGGTTAATCAGTATTGGCTAACAAGATCATATACTTTAGAGATACCATCAATTTTAGGTAATTGTGATTTATGCTTTTTAAAAGGCAAGGATAACATAATAAAAATTATGCAACACTTTCCTGAGTTAGCTCAAAGATGGATTGATGATGAAGCAAAAGTAAAAGATATGGGGTATAAAAATGGCAAAGCAACTTATTTTAACGGCATAAGTTATGCCGAATTGTTTAGAGCAGCGCAATCTCAAAAATCATTATTTGATTTACAAGATTCACTACCTGCATACAATTGCAGTTGCACTAATTAATATGTTCAAAGCCAACTTTATAGGTCAAGCAGGATTATACAAGAATCAGGAGTATGTAATCAGAATTGGCGTCATAAATGGATGGATTCATGTCCGTAGAAAGTGTGGAGCAGGTCGATTAAATTATCCATCAATATTAGACTTCCTAAAAGATTGGGATAACATTAGAAAAATAAACCTATAACTTGACAAAAGAATTTAAAAAGTAAACCTATAAGTTAACAATTTATGAGAATTTTCCATCTAGGTTTATGCGTTGGTCCTCCTCCTTTTGATTCAATGCGCAAAGCGTTTTTAGCTAACTCAAGCGATTACATAGAGTTAAGCACAGGAGACAAAGAGGTAAATAAAAAAGCTATTGCAATGGCTAAAGCATTTAAGCCTGATATTATATTCATGCAAATTCAATCAGCTAACATTATCCAAATAGAAACTGTCAAGGAAATGAAAAAGACAGGAGCATGGATTTGTAATTGGAACGGCGATATAAGAGATGCAACTCCACAATGGATGATTGAAATGGCTGAGTATGTTGACCGCACTTTGTTTACTAATCTAAGAGATGCAAATAATATTAAGAATGGAGGCTATTTAGAGATTGGTTATGATCCTGAGATATACACTCCAGAGGGCAATGCTTTGAACTTAAAAGAAATTGGTTTTTTTGGCAATAATTACGGACATACTATGTTCCCATTGTCAAATATGAGAATAGAAATGAATGAGTTATTAAATAGGCATTATAGAGGGCAGTACGGAGTCTATGGCAATAACTGGAATAATGCCTCAGGTAATTTTAACCATAGTCAGGCAGAGGAGTCAAAAGCATATAGAGGTATTAAGATAGGTATTAATTTAAGCCATTTTGATGAGCCTAAATACTCAAGTGATAGGATATTAAGGATAATGGGATCAGGGTGCTTATGCTTAGCTAAAGAATATCAATTTATGCCTTTTACAGATGGTGAGCATTTAAGAACGTGGAAAACATTTCCTGAGTTAATTGAACTGATAAACTATTATTTGGCAAATGAAGCTGAACGCAAACAAATAGCCAAACAAGGTCAGGAATATGTAAAACAAAATTTTACTTTTGATAACATGATAAAGAATTTAATAGAGATATATGAGCAAGTTTAAGGTTTTAGGATTTATGACAATTCATTATGCAGGAGATTACTTAAAAGAGTCTTTGCTATCAGTTGTTGACCATTTAGATAAAATGGTAATTGCTTACAGTAAGCAACCATCGCAAGGTCATGGAACGCAAATGGAATGTCCAGATAATGAGCAATACATTTTTGAGACTTGTAAAGAGGTTTTAGGTGATAAAATGATTTGGGACAGAGCAGATAGATACGGCGCAGAGAATGAGCATCGCAATGTAAAATATAAATATACGCATGGCTTTGATTTAGTATTGACAGTAGATTCTGACGAGGTTTACAAATCAGATGAGTTAGAAGCATCCTTTGAGTATGCCTACTGGGGCATTGAGAGATTTTATGGCATTGAAGGATTTATTAACTTTTGGAGGTCTTTTGACTTTGCTTGTTATGATGGATTCAGACCAATACGGTTAGAGAATTTACATCGCAAGAACAATACCCAAAACCTAAACCTAAAGCAGACTATTTATCATTTCAGCACCTGTCAGCCTGAGCCTATCATGAGATACAAATATTTAGTATTTGGTCATGCTAATGAAGTTAAAACAAATTGGTTAGATGAGATATTTTATAAATGGACACCAGATAATCAAATAAGCGATTTGCATTGTGTTTCTTACAATTTATGGAACGCAGTATCATTTGATAAAAATACTTTGCCTGAGAGCCTTAAAATACACAAGAACTTTAATAAAGAATTAGTATGATAACTGATAAAGAATACTTACAATCTTTAGAGATTGTTAAAGCATACCACAAACAACTTCAAAATGATATTGATGGTGTTCATTTAACTCCAATTAGAAAATTTGTAATTAATGTTGAATGTAGTGTTAGATTAAAAAATATTTTAATACTTATTGAAAGAGGCGATTACGAAAAATGCCATGAAAAGTATATTGAAAATATTGTACCAAAAAAAATGAATAGGGTTAGGGGGTGTGGTAAAAAGTGTATTTTGGAATTTATTGAATTAAGAGGTTATTAGTATGAGCGATATAGATTATGCAAAGGAAATCAGGAAGCAAGTAAACATCCTAAACGAGTTAATTAAAGAGGCTGAGGCTAATGATTTAGATATTGTTATTTGGCAGTTTGGCAAACAGGCAGAGCATACCTTGCAGGTTAAGATAACAAAGACAGTTGAATTATGAATGCAGCGATTATTATAGATGATCGGGAAGTAATAGCAAATAAGGCTATCTCAGAGCATAAAAAGTATTTATCGGATGATTGGGTTGTTTTAAATATAAAGCCTCCTTATGAGGGCGGGATTTACCACATAAAGACTGCTCATGTATATAATAACATATTAACGAATGCTAACTTTTGGAAGGGTTGTATTTATGATAGGGTGCTAATATTTCAGCATGATTCAGGATTGTTAAAGACAGGCATTGAGGAGTTTTTAGAATGGGATTTTATAGGAGCGTGGATTAAGAATATACCGGGTTGCATGAACGGAGGTTTAAGCATTCGCAATCCTAAAGTTATGTTTGATATTTGTGTTAACCATCCTTATAAAGGCATGGGAGTACATGGCAATGAGGATATTTACTTCTGTAATAAAATGCGTGAATTAGGCTATAAGTTGCCCGATAAGGAAACTTGTAATAAATTTTCAGTAGAGACAGAGTTTGAGTTAGGCTCAGTAGGTTATCATGCAATAGATAAGTATCATAATAATTACAAAGAAATAATAAAGCAATATGAAAATACTTAGGTTTTTATTTCACATGATAGCAGTATCGTTCTGCCTATTAGGTTTTAGTTTTATATTGTTAGCAGTAATAGGGTTGATTAAATATATATGGTAAACCTTTATACATCCTTTTATGAGGATAAAAATCCAAAGAGGCAAAAGGAGTTATTATATTGTTTAAAACAAAATATAGCTAACAATCTAATAGATAACATTTATTTAATTGTTAATGACGATGTTAAACTGCCTGTATCGGATAAACTTATAATAATTAAAGGCAATAGACCAACTTACAGGGATTTCTTTGATTTAGTAAGCAATACTGTTACTCATGCTAATCAAATATCAATTATCTGCAATACGGATATTTACTTCAATGAATCTTTACAACTGTTAGACTTTTATGATAGGCAATGTGTAGCCTTGAGCAGATGGGATTATAACAGAGGCAGATTAAAATTACATAATGATCGTTATAGTCAAGATACGTGGATATTTAGAGGCAAGATTAGAAATGTTAGATTTGCAGACTTTTACATGGGCATTCCGGGTTGTGATAACAGAATAGCTTATGAATTAAACAGAGCAGGTTATAGGTTGTCTAATCCTGCAACAAAAGTGCAATCAATACA